AGTTTTTGGTCAACACGGCCTGCACTTCAGCAAGTGTGGCGCCGTCTTTAATCATGGCCTTAATCTCTGGGCTAAGGCTGTTTAGCCCTTTCATGTTGCCGGCGTAGGCTTTAGCTAGCGCGTCGGTTACGTCAACTAAAGGCTTGCCTGTTGCAGCTGCAACGTCGGTGGCCAGGTTCATTAAGTCTGTGGCTTTTGTAACGTCTTTTGTGGCAACGATTAACTTCTGAAACGCTGGGCGCGCCTCGTCATCGCTAATGGCTGCGCTTTTTGCCAGGCTAGAAATAAACGCCTCAACAGACGCAACCTGTGCGTCAGTTGCTTTAGAGCTGGCTTTAATTTGTCGAGCAAGACTTGCCTGTGCTGCTTCGTCTTCTATTGCTGCTTTTACGCTGTCGCCAATAATGGCAGTCACAGCGCCTAGTGCTGCTGCGGCGGGTACAGCAGCCTTTTTAATGGCAAATTGGGCTCTCTGCCCAACGGTCTCCAGCTGCTTAAATTCGCGAATAGCGGTTTTTATGCCTTTGTTATCAAAATTGCTCACAATTGGAATTGAAATCATCGCAAGTCCTTATTGACACGGTTAATGACGCGCAACGCTGCGCGCTCTATCTCAACTGTAATAGCGCGTATTTGGCTATAGACGGCTGGCCCAAAAATGCGGGTGCGACCTTGCGCTGGCGTGTTGCCCAAATTAGTTGCCAAATTGTTGATGGTGCGTCGGCCCGCTGTCTCAAATATGCCAGTGGCTGCATCAGTCTGCTGTATGACAATTACGCCGTTGCTATTGCGCCTTGTGTCCAATTTAACTTTGACGCCCTTAGACGCCTTTCTAGGGTCGTATGGGAACAGTTTACGGCCATTGTTAGACCACGGCTGAGACATGCCAGACAAGGGCACGCCGGCAGAGCTGTAGCGCGCCTGTGCGGCTTGTATTGCCGGCTGGGCTATCTGGTTCAACTCTGCTGTGAACTGCTTACGTAGCCCAGGCTCAATTTTGTTCAGCGCGGCCACAGCCTCTCGAATGCCTACAAGTTGTGTGTCAATGGTTGCTGTCATGCTTTGCGCCTTGCCTTGTTAATAATACTAATGCAAGTGTTCAGGTCAGACGTCAGAAACTCTATGTTTGGCGGCCAGAAACCTGTCTCTATCAATAAATGACAAAGGGCTAATCTGTGGCCGCTTGTGTAGGGTTTACGTCTTCCTGCTCTACAACTTCAGGCATTGCAACAAGTTTTTTTATAAAGTCATCAAAGACAACTGGCACCATAATGCCGTGTAGTTTGCTGGCCTCAAATGCGAGATACGCCAGGTCTTCCGCGCCTATGCCGTTGGCTAGGTCGCTCATTTTGCGTTTATATTTGCGTTCCCATTGCACAGCTACCCAAAGGTTTGTTGTGACCTCATACGGGCCGTCGCCTGTGTCTAGTTTTAGTGTTATTTGCATGTCTGCCGCCTTGCGTCGGGTTAGTTATGGGGTGATATCGCGCGCGTAGGTTCCGCCGACAAATGAGGCGGTAACCATGCTGAGTTCGCCTACAGCGCCAGCAATGGGAGTAAAGTTGACAAGCTGCATGTTAATAATTGTGTACTCAGGGTTGCTAGCGCTTTCTGAAGTTCCAGACGGACTTATGACAAGTTGTGTTGTGCCAGTACCTACGTTTGCAAACAGGGTAGCCTCGACTTCGCCAGCGCCGTAAGACAAAAACATTTCTAGCTCTACTTCTACGGTCTGCAAGCCAGGCACAAAACGATGGCCAGTATCGCCAAAAGCAGTTGACTCTAAGCTGTCAACGCCCAGCGTGATTGTGGCGCTGCGACATTGGTCGGTTAAATCAACAGCTGTTCCCCCAGTGGTAGGGGCCAGGTTGACTGTTGGGTTTGTTAAATAGGTGCTAGTTGCCATTTTTGTCTCCTAAAAGAACGCTGCGCTATGAGTTAAGGGTAACACTTTTATGCTGTCTGTGCTTGTAAAGCCATTTGCAAGTTGTAGCAAGGATAGGTAGCCCCGCCCATTTCAACTGCCCCTGGCTGACCAGACATTACGATTATTGGGCTTGCCAGCACTAGAGCGGCAATGCTTAAGAGTTTCTGTAGTACCGGCAGGCCTGCTGGCCCTGTGCCGATGACCTTTACCTGAAATTCCATGCGCACTATGTTGCCAGCGCCCGCAATGGTTGTGAAGCTAGGCGCGTCAAGAAACACACAGTTAGGCACAATTTTTGTGGCGTCATTTATGACGCGCAAACCTGTAACGGCTGTCAGTGTTGCAGTGACGTCGGCTATGGCCTCGTTAAACAGGTCTGTATAAGCCATTAGGCAACCTGCGGGCGGTCAATGCCTAGCAGCTGCTTAATAACTGGCGTCATAGCATTAACGTTTGCCTGGCCCATACCGTCAAAAGTTGCGAACGTGTCTTGGGTGCTGCCTCGACTACGCCACAAGGCCGCGCCATACATGAGCGTGCCCATCGTGACGTCGCCGCCAGGTGAGCTAGTTAAAGAATCTGCATAACCTGACTCTTGCCTGCGACGATAACAAAATAAATTACTGGCAGAAACAGCCTGCGTTAGTAGTGTCATGTCATCTGACGGGTCGGCTATATCTACGCCTAAATAGGTTTCTAGTTGCGCGGCAGTAATCCAGGTGCAGGTCTGTGTATAAGTGACGGTGCCGGTATAAATGACTGTGTATAAAACGTCGTCGCCTGTGCAAGCAAACAACACTTGGTTTTCTCTAGGCACGTTTGCGTCAAAAAGTAGCGCGCCTGTTTCGTTTTCTACGCCAATAAACCTGTACAGGGGGGTGTCGAGCACAGTAAACGTGCCGTTAAACGGCGATGTAAGACTAGCTACTGTTATTGACTGGCCTGTAACTATTTCTGTAGGTTCCAGCGTTTGCAGCACTGCGTAGTTGTCTAGCAGTTGCTTGCTTTGTGTTTTATATACAGCCACAGCTGCGCCGCCTTTCTGTTAGGCGGTGGTGATGCTTTGGATACAAACTGGGATATTAGCGAACGTCGCAATGTAGCCGTAGAACGTTACGTCTCGACCCAGCAACTCTGCGTTTTCCACAGTCATAATCCCGCGGATTTCCTCATAGAAACTAAACGCTGAGGTGGCTGAGTTGCGAGGTGTATGCGCCACAATCATTGTGCCTGAAGCAAAGTTGTTGCTCACTACTACTTCAAGACCCAATGGGTTAATGCTGTTGTAGTTTAGGCCGCCGGCGTTGCCGCCTAAGCCGTTCATGCTGATGTTGTTGTTAGCGCCAACGTAACCAAATACCGGGCGGTTTTGGCTGTCAAGCTGACGACCCAATTTTTCCCAAACGTTTGGTGCGCAATAAATGTGCGTTGGGAAATAGTTAGTATCCTCGGCCATTTCGCGCGCTGCGTCATAAAGTGCGTTTACCAATGACGTCGGGTCAGTTTGTGAAAATGTCCAGGTGCTACCTGATGCCGTTGCAGCTGATACAAGCGCGTCGGCAGCAACGTCATCTGTGCGAATCATGTATTCGCCGCTGAGGTCGTTGATGATGGTTTCAAGCGCTGGAATAGCGGTAAAGTCAATGTCCTGTTGAGAAATAAACACGCCGCCAGCTTGCGTACTTTTTGTGACTGTGTTTGCGCTAAGGGTCATTTTCTGTGACGTTACCGCTGAACCTTCAGTTTGTGTACTTACTGAAGTGTGCTGCGAAATCTTTGTTTTGGTAAATGTCTTAGATGGTGTTGACGGCATAGCTGAAACGCCAAGCGCTGTAACTACAGGGCGCATAAACGACAAATCTTGAATGACAGGGCCAAGCAGTCTTTGTTCCAAGAGGCCAGCGGTGTCAGTTGTCAAATCTTGTGCTAACGCAAATTCGAGTGCTGTCGAGTTTTGCCTTAGGTTGTCTTTGTAAGCAAGGTTTACTGCGCGGAATGTGTCGCCGCCAATGTGCATAGCAGCCATGTACTCGGCAGCTGACGGCATCTTAAATGCGCGTTTTGGCTGTGCGTACAATGGTGCTGAAGCCTCGATAACTTCTGGTGCTGCTGGGGTTGTTTCCACTGGTGTCTCCTCGATAAGTTCGGTGGCGTCTTCGGGTTCGCCGTCGTCGCTGTTGTCATTATTACATATATTTTCTGAGTTTGCATCGGAACTGGCAGCCACTTGCGTAATTACTGAGCCCTCAAATGCCGGTGTAGGCACAAGCGACAGCTCTAACCAGGAAGCGGCCTCAACTATCATTACGCCGTCTTCGTTATAGGTGAATTTTGTGGGGTTTACGCCTACTGAGACAGAATCAAGCACGCCGTCGGCAGCCAAGATAAGGGCTTCGTCGCCTAGCGCTGTAGTGCTGACTTTTGCCACAAAGTACATGGCTGTTTCGTCTTCTTCGCGCTCAGTCACAAGGCCAATGGCTTGTGTCGAGTCGTGGCTCATAAACAATTTGGGTGCTTTGCCGTCTGTGGGTAGCGAGCCTGGCATAAATGTGACAACTTGCCCGCCCGTTACAGTTGCCTCTGTGTTGTATGGCAAGGCAACGCCAGTGATGGTGCGTTTTGGGGTGCCGTCTGGGGCGGCTGCGTCAATGCTAAAACTTGAATTGGTTAACCTAATCATTTGCTAACTCCTCTTGTGTGTTCTCTCTATATTCTGCTGCATCTGCGACATAATTGTCTGCCAAATATGACAGGGCATTAAATTCAACATAGGTGCCGCGCGGTAGCACGTTGTTCATGCTGAGTGTGGCCGATATGCACTCTGCGTATGGCTTAACGCCAAAAATGTATAGGTCGGCGCGACTTTGCTCTGAAGAAGTGTAGGCGTATGAGCCAGTAGCAACGCCGACAAGGTAAGGCGGCACGCCGCACAGCCTGGCTAGGTCAAGCGCGCTGTACTGTGCGCTTTCAATCATCAGCATCTTGTCAGGGGTGGCGTTGCTGGGCTCATAGGTCAAAAACTCATTAAGCACTGCTGTTTGTGAAGTTAAACGCGCATTGTTAAACGCGGCCCCAATGTCGGCCAGCTCGGTAGCGCTCAGGGGCTCGCCGCCAATTTGCCTAAGGATTCCAGACGGTAAGGACGTCCGGGCCATTTCATAGCGGCTACGCTCAACCTTAATTGCCGTCGCAATGGTTTGCGATGAGCTGTAAACAATGCCCTGTATGGGTGAGATAAATTGCACAACGTCTCGCGGGTCGAGCATGTTGCCGGCAAACATAATTTCTTTAGATGGGCCAAAAAATACTGGCCCCATTTGGTCAAGCGTTGAAACTGAGCCAGCAGGTAAGCGCGTAAACTTGCTAGGGAAGCCGTCAGTAGTGCGTTCAATTATGGCCCAAAACGCACGCCCGTAGAACAGTAGGTCGTCTAGGGTGAAGCTCATTAAATGCCCGTAGGTTACGCCTGGGTCGGGTTGCCGTAACCAGCTGCGCGGCGCTAAAGGTATTTTTTCCATTTCGCCTGTCACGTCGTCGAATTGTTCGCCGTACATTTTTAACGGCATGCACGCAATGACTGAGGCCAGCAAGTCTCGACTACGCGACACGGTTGCCAGCGTCATTGCCTCAGCGCGTGCCGTTCCCTCTTGGTACTGGTAAAACTGGCCGATTGCGTTGGTGCTGTACGACGGCGTGAAACCTACAGCGGCCTGCACTTTAGGCACTGGCGCAATAGCCGCTTTAGTTACCTGCTTGTTTCCAAAAATGCCCATGCTGTAAGTATGCCTCAAATGTTGCTGTCGTGTGGTGGTTGCCGACTTGTCCGGCAGGATTGCCAGCAACCACCATTTGCAGGTTAGCCGTTAACGACAACTAGCAGAGGCTTGTTTTTGTTAATTGGCCTAGATGCAAGGGCGCTAGCAAATATCATGCAGCGCGCCAGCTCTATAGGCCCAGGTGACTTAGCGCTCGACAGGGCACTGCCAGCCTGCGTTTTGACCATGACGGCCCGCACGACATGTTCCGCTAAAGCATTTTCGCCAGTATGAAACAGCCTGTTTTCAATAATCATGTTGCGCACAAGCGGGGTAAATTTTAGTAGTTCGCCGTAGCCGACGGTCTGGGCGCGCCGACGGTAAACGTCTGGCAGATGCAGGTCTAGCATCGGGGTTATGGCCAGCTGCACTGTCGGGTCAGTGAGCACGCGCACAACTTCTACCCACATTGCTTGCTCGGATTCAACAGCAAACTCGACTGTGCAAGTAACGGTGCCGTCGGGGTTAGCAACTGACCTAACGCCGACATATCGGGAATCGTCAAGGCTGCTGTCAATGCTGAGGGTTCCGCCTGTCGGGCTTATTGTGTCGGTTTGGCATTCTGCCCATTTGCCATTTGGTAGCCAGCCTTGTGCGGCTGCAACCCACAGGTTTAAGTGAGCACGTAGCCATGAAGTCCTATCGGGTTTTTGGCTGGCTGCTATCAGCGCGTCAAGGCTGACGGTCACGCCCAGCGCAGGGTTTGACCATGCCCAGTATTGTTGGTCATTTACATCTACGCCTGGCGGTGGTGACCATGACGCAAAATACAACTGGCGAGATAAGCCGGCGTCAATATCGTTTATGCCCTGCTCACGCATACGCAACATTGCCGTACTCGACTCATCGCCAGCTGTTGACCAACACGAAAACAGAGGGTTAGGGCGCGCTATCTGCGACGGTTGCAAAGCGTCAAAGACAACTGTCGGCTGTATGTTCCACAATTCGTCGCACACAATAAGGTCGTTGCTTCCGCCGTGAGCGTTGCCAGGTGTTGCGGCACGTACTTCCCAGCGGCTGCCGTCTGGCATGTCCACACTCTTACGGCCCAAAGCGCGCATAGGTTTGCCGTCAAAATACTCAGTAAGTATCGGTTGCAGGTACAAGAAGATTGCTTCGGCCCTGTCAAGTTTGTGGGCAGTGCTTAAAACGTTTTGGGGTTTGCCGCGCAACTGCGCAAACTCTGTAAGCCACCACCCAATAAGAGCACTCAGCGCAACGGTCTTGCCCTGCTGGCGCGCCGTTTCTACAAGCGACTGTGAGCGCAACAACTTGCCGGCATCGTCATGCTCTAACTGTCCAGTAAGCGCATGCACCTGCCATTCCATAAGCGTCACGTTCATATATTTTTGCGCCCAAGCTGCAACAGCAGGCCCATAAGATAAATCCCCAATACGCGCCGACTCCAGTCTCGGCAACGCTCGACCCATCAAAGCCAGTCCAGGCTGGTCGGGGCCAGTTACCGCCAGTTCAGGCTGA